ATTCTGTGATTTAAGTGTTTTAACGCAGTATCAATCACGGCTTACTGCCTCTAAACATCGACTGATCCGTAGGTTTTCCACACCTCAGTTGCCAGGTCAGAGCATTGACAAGGAGTTTCAGCAGTCACGCAGACACTACTACTTGACCAAGTGCGACCACTGCAACCACTCTTTTAACCCGGATTACACTAAACACGTCAAAATTCCGGGCTTTAAGGACGACATTCTTAGCATTACGAAGGATATGCTGGCTAAGATTAGGTGGCAGGAGGCTAAATTACTATGCCCTAAGTGTGGCAAGGAACCGGATCTTGGACCTAAGCGCCGTCAGTGGGTTTGCGAGAACCCATCTGATAATTATGTAGCCTCCGGTTACATGGTAAGTCCATTTGATGCGCCAAGCATCATTACCCCAGCTTATCTTGTCAACGTTTCTACGAATTACCAGCGTCAGGCCGACTTTTTTAACTATGGGTTGGGAAAAACATTTGAGGACCAAGAAGCTACGCTAATGCGGTCTGACTTTGATGAACTCTTTGTTCGTAAAGAAGCAGGACCAGGGTCTTACGTTATGGGGGCTGACGTTGGTGCTATTTGGCACATCATGGTGGCCCGAGTTGATGGATATGGGGCGCTATTCATAGTGCATAGCGAGCAAGTTCCAATGGGTAGTGCTAAACGTAGGTATGAGGAGCTTAGACTCAAGTACAACGTGATATGTACAGTGGCCGACGCTTACCCGCACAGCGAAAGTATTATGGCTCTGCAGGACATTGATGACAATATGTACGCTGGCGTATTTACAAAGCTCAAGGACTTGACAACGCACAAGGTGATTAACCGAGGCGAGGACCGAGAAGAAGGTGTTCAGTTCAAGCGCAGCGTCAACATCAACCGGGACCGCGCACTTGACGCCGTACTCAACATCGTTCGCGGCAAGCAGGTGGTGTTCAGGGACTCCGACTTGAAGGAGACGATCATCAGCCACCACCTGGATATGTTCCGGGCCAGGCAGTTCGACACCTCGACGGGGGAGCTGTCCTACCACTGGCAGAAGTCGGCCCAGGGGCAGGACCACTTCATGTTCGCCTTGCTCTATGCCTACATCGCCTCCCGAATCATGGGCGTCTCCCGTACCACAATCCAGCTCCCCACGGCCGGTGTTTTCTCATTTCGCTTGAAGCAAAAGTGACAATAATGTAAAGTAGGAATGATAAGTCAACCTGGACCAGCATGGCCTACAACAAACCCGTCAAATTCCTGCTGGTTTTAGCAACCTTCATTTTGGGCTTTCTCATCTCTATTGCGGCGAACCCTGAGGTGGAGCAGATCATCTATAAAGCCGGGATTTGGTCTGCGGTGTCAGTGATGGCGATGCAGATCTCAGCAGTCAAGTGCCTAGTTGATATGGGCTTAGACCAGGAAGACTACAGAGCGTGGATGGCTTTGGCGGCGACTACCGTGGGGCACTCTTTGGTCTTCAGTATGGGCGGAGTGCTGGGCGGTATGCCATTGCTGATGCTGCTGATAGGGATTTTTTCCTGTGCAGTGGCAGTTTCGGATGCACTGACACGCATGAACTACGTGGGGGTCTCGAAGGCCCCATGAAGAATCACCTGAGAGTCCTATCCTCCTTGCTGTGGGGTCTGTGGCCTATTTCTACTTTAGCTGCTAGTGTGACTTTGGGTGACACGCTTGGGGCTGTACCTGGAACGGCTTGGTTGGCAGTCCTTGTTCTGTCCATCATCAGCGGCTTGATGGCCCTGCTTCAGCGCATGAGCCTTTCCATAGCTTTAGAGCAGCAATTATCAGAAGCGAGGGAGTCTGAGTATGAAGAGATTTCTTTGCTACTGAGGAACGCTGCTATCCCCAAGGGGTGGAAAGTATTTGTAGTCTGGCACATGCTTGGGGCACTCTCGATGGGTGCGCTCAGCTTTCTATTCCTTGAATCTACTGACATGCACGACTTCTTAGAAGCAGTAGCGATTGCCCTGTCTGCTTACAGCGGGGCACGGCTGTTTGACAAGGTCAGCGCAGGGTTCTCGAACAAAGTCCTTGGGATTTTGAACCGTAAGGACAACGAATGAAGTTCACCCTCCAAAATATCAGAACAGGGATGCAGGCGTTGTCTGACATCCCTTCTCCGCTGCCGCCCAAGCGTTTGCCACGAGGCCAAACGGTACTCCCCTCCTACCTGACGACGGCAAAGCCGAGCCCCGGCTCGGCGCTGCTGCTCCGGGACCGCCAGCTTGCCAATACGGATCTGACGACGCTGCGGTCAGGAACAAGCTCCCGCGTGGTCATCCGCGACTTTGTCCGGGCCAGCCCGGACCTGAGCGCAGCGGTGACCGCGTATGTCCGAACGGGTATCACCAGCAAGTACACAGCGGTGGCCAAGAACCTGGACGGGACGTTCAACCCAGACGCCACGTCCACCCTGACGCAGATCCTGAACCGGCTCAACGTCCTGAGCGACTACACCCAGGGCTATGACGACAGCCTGTCCATTCGTGGACTCTCGGAGACCTGGGCACGCGAGCTGATGATGTACGGTGGTATGGCGGGGGAGCTTGTCCTTGACAAGACCTACATGCCAGACAAGATCCAGCCGATCAGCGTCACGCAGATCAAGCTGTACCCCAGCACGGACGCCAAGCGATTGATCCCTTGGCAGGAACTCAGCGGCGTCAAAATCAGCTTGGACATGCCCTCGTTCTTCATGGTGTCGCTGGACCAGGACACCCTGGAGCCCTACCCGATTTCACCGATTGAACCGGCGATCCAGGGCGTGATCTTCAGTGCTGACTTCATGAACGACATTCGTCGAATCGTGAAAAAGGCGATCCACCCACGGGTGATGATCTCGATTGACGAGGAGAAGTTCCGCAAGGGCATTCCTCCCTCGGTGCGGGCTGACGAGGAGAAGATGGCTGCCTATATGGAGGGCATCATCTCGGACGTCAGCAACCAGATCAACGGGCTGGAGCCCGAGGACGCCTTGGTGGTGTTTGACACGATTGGCGTATCCGTGATTGACCACGGCAACACCAACCTGGCACAGGAATACACGGTCATCAAGGGCATGATTGACGCTCAGTTGGCCACAGGTGCCAAGGTGCTGCCAACCGTGCTTGGACAGGCCAACTCCACAGCCAATGCGGCAAGCGCTGAGACGCTGCTGTTCATGAAGTACGTGGAGGGGAGCATTACCCACAAGCTGAACGAGATGTTCAGCAAGGTGCTCACCCTGGCGGTGCGCCTGATGGGGCAGGACGTCTACGTCGAGTTCGCTTTCGACCCGATTGACCTGCGCCCAGAGAGCGAACTTGAAGCCTTTCGCTTGATGAAGCAGAGCCGAGTGCTTGATCTGCTGAGCTTGGGGATGCTGACTGACGAAGCCGCCTCCATCCAGTTGACCGGCCATCTGCCGCCAGCGGGGTACAAACCCTTGTCGGGGACAGGTTTCCGGGCTTCGGCCAGTACCGTACCTGCTGGGGACGGGTTCAACGGGGCTACCAACAGTGGCAGCGCCCTGAACCAAAACATGGCCCCAGGTACGCCGAAGAATGCCAAGTCACAAAACGGCGGAAAACCCGGCGCTAAGTGACATAATCTGTTATTAGGAATGTCAACGGTCTGCCGCTGAACAAGGAATTTTTATGATGATGATGAAGAAGTACCTAATCAGTCCTGAACAAGTTACAGCCAATGTGCTGCCAGCGGGGCCGTTTGACGACTATCAGCTAGATCGCTCACCCTACACCCAGTACATGTGGAATGGGTCGAGCTTGGTCGATACCTCAGCCCCGGTGTCAAGGGGCGGGATTGTTGCCGCTGCGTCTGGTGATGCAACGGGCGCGTTTGACACGGCAATCATCCAAGCTGCAATTGATTTTGTCTCGGCCAATGGTGGCGGCGTTGTGAAGCTGGCAACGGCGTGCGTATATCAACTGCGGGCAGAGCGCCGCATTGGCTCGGATTCCGCTTGGTTTTGCTTGCAGGCAAAGAGCAATGTCACGCTTGATCTAAACGGATCGGAACTAAAGCTAGTTTCAAGTACGTGCGTTGATGGCGCAAATAACTACGGCGGGCACCTTATTTACGGGGTGGCCGTTACTCACGTCACAGTGAAAAATGGGATTTTGAACGGCAATCGCCAAAACTTCACACAAATCCCATTTGCTGGCGGCGTGACCGTTGATGGATTCACCATCTTGGACGGTGAGGTGGGTAATGGCGTAAAAGTGCGGAATGGCTCGACGCATGTAACCGTCCGCAATAACACGGTAAAGAACTGCATTTATCACGGAGTCCTGGCCGTAGAAAACTCTTCAGCGATCAAGGTCGAGCAAAACAGAATTCTGTCAAACGGGTATCGGGCTTTCCACTACAACGCGACGGACGCAGTACCGGTAACAAATAGCAATTTTTGCCTGAACTATGTAGAAGGAAACGGGGCAAGTGCAGATAACAGCTTGAACTCTGGCGTGTTTATCGCGCTCGGCGCTGTTTTCAATATTCTTTGCACGAACAATATCATCAAGGATGAGAAGTTTGACGCCATATCAGTGACAGGCCCAAGTGCGGCGACTGTAAAGGCCAGCAAGATACTGATTGCTAACAACATCATCAGCGGATCATCTACCGGCATAACGCTGGTTCAAGTTGGAAGCAACCTTACCGTGTCGAATAACACGATGAAGGGCAACGGAGGCACCACTTCAAACATTGGGATTCGGTCAAGTAGCTGCAAAGGCGTATTGATCCAAGGAAACACGATTGAGCGGTATGGTCGCGGGATTAGCCTAGATACTGCCGGCACCAAGGACATTCTAATTCAAGGCAATAACGTCATTGACTGTGACCAATCTGGAGTCTATGCCGGCACTGCTGCAATGTCTGCCATTGCCATTCAAGGAAACACAATTTCAGATTCTGGCGTAAGCGCCGGCAGCGTAAATTCCCAAGCCATCTATTTAGAAGGGTCGATGAATGGTTGCTCCATCCTCGGCAATGTGATTTCACGCACTAAGGGCAATGCCGTACTTCTGAGCGTTTTCAATAAAGGCTCAATTCTCGGGAATATCTTTCACGACAACTATGACGGCGTTAGCGGCGGTAGGGGTAAGGCGCTTTGGGTCATTGGCACTAGCGACAACGTGAAAATATCGAACAACATGATGATGAATCAGAACGTTACGAATAACGTTTCGCAGGTGGAAATCGCGGCAACCTGCACAAATATCACGGTGGTCGAAAACTACGCCCAAGGAACAGCGGGAAACCTGTACCTGGGCAACACCGGGGCAACTGGCCGCGCTTACGGCAACACCGGCACGGCGTCTTGGCCGGTCGGGTTCCTCACCGGCTCTGCCGCCCTGTAATTCAAGCCCCTGCCGGTACACCCTACAAAGTCAAGGACAACCATGACAACACCAAAATTCACCCTTCCCGACACGATGTGGGCGGGCTCCGAGCAGAGCTACCTTGTGGCGGGGGAGGCTCATCAGGCCCTCATGTCCAGGTCTTTTGTAGACTCACAACCTAAGCCCGAGTTGCCCTACATGCTGTCTATCCAAGACGGCATCGGTGTCATAAAAATCTCAGGGCCGCTTGTCAACGGGGATAGCGAGAGCTACCGGTACTATGGTGTCAGCACCTATTCAGACATTCGACGTGCGCTCGTAACGGCAGCGACGGACCCGGAGATTAAGGGCATCGTGCTCGACATCGACTCTGGCGGCGGCGCTGTCAGTGGCGTATCGGATACGTCAAACCTGATCCGCACTATCCATGCGCAAGTCAAACCCGTGGTGGCTTTCACAGACGGCATGATGGCCTCAGCCGCTTACTGGCTTGGCTCCAGTGCAGGTAAGGTGTATGGGTCTGCCACCTCTGTGATGGGCTCCATCGGGGTGATTACCACCCACAAGGAATACTCCAAGATGTTCAAGGAGGCAGGGATCGGTGTAACCGTCCTGCGGGCTGGCGAGTTCAAAGCCTTGGCCAATGAGAATGAACCCTTGAGCGCCGCAGCGACAAAGCAAATCACCGAGATGCTTCAGTCCGCTTACGACGTATTCATCGGCCATGTGGCGGACATGCGCGGAACCTCTGTCGCCATTGCTGATAAGACGATGGGGCAGGGCAGAGAATTCTTTGGCGATCAGGCAGTCACTGCGGGAATTGCTGACGCGATTACCTCATTTGACGATCTTCTGGGTCAGTTCGGCGGGGCACTACTTGACAAACAGACATTCTCTTTGCACAATTCTGTCAATAACTCATTGGGTAACAAAATGACCAAAAAGGCGCTGACCGCGACCGAAATTACAGCCCTCGCGGCAGGCATCACAGCCAGCGTCGAGGTCGAGCCTACTGCAGTCGTGACTGCCGCTACCACTTTGGAGGCGGTGACAGCAGTGGAAGTCGTTGCTGCGGCTGCTGTTGTGACAGAAGCAAAAAATGGGAATGACAGCGGCGTCCAATTCCTGCAAGCCCAACTGCGCGAGCAGGGCTCAGAGTTGCTGCAGGCCCGAGTGGACCTGGGCCTGATGGCTGCAAAGCTGGCACCGATGCAGGCAGCCGTCACCGGCCTGTCGGCGATTGTTGCGACCTCGGTCTCCAGTATGCGCGTGGCCCTGAGCCAGGCAGCCCTTGACCTGTCGGCAATGCCCCCGGAACAACTGCTGGCCGAGCACAGCTCGACGGCGTCGAGTTTTACCAAGCATTTCAAGGCGGGTGGCGTGGCTGCTGTAGGTGCAGGCGAGCAGAGCAGGGAAGAAACCTTGAGCCCGCACCACATGGCCCGTATCAACGCAACCCGTTTCAACAACAAATAAGGAACCGAAATGCCTAAGTTTATTTTTACCGAACTGGTTGATGCCCGTCACAAGGTCATCACTGCACGTCTGGGCGCTGGCACCGGTGCTGGCAACAACCTGAGCGACTTGGAGGTTGGCAAGTTCGTCAAGCAGAGCGCAGACAGTCGCTACGACTTGTGCGCAGTCGGCAACGAGATCGAGGGCTTCATCACTTCGATGGAGACCTCGACTCAGGACGCCTACTCGATTGGCTCTGTCCAGACTGATGGCCGCATGACGGTGACCTTTGATGGTCTCCAGGCCACCCCCGGCACGGGCACCCTGGCTATCGGCGACTTCGTCGTGACTGGCACCCCTGTCGCCAAGGGCACAGGCCTGTTGAACGTGCCGCCGAAGGTCTGCAAGGCCACGGCTGCTGCCGCAAGTGTTGTCTTCACTTGGCGAGTTGTCTCCGGTACGGGTGCCCTCGGCACCGTTGGCCTGATCGAACGCGTCTAACCCAACCCCTTTCGGAGACTACCCAATGTCCAGTTTTATCGACCGCGCAGGCAACGTCCAACAGTTGCCGCTGAATGTGAACATGTACCGCGAAGCAGCCGCCGCGAACATGACGCTGCCCCAGTTCCTGAACCTGAACTACGAGACGAACGCCGAAAAGTTCGGCTCGACGTTCAACCAGATCATGGCCAGCGAAGGCATCTTCGTGAAGCCCAACCGTGAACTGGGCATCCGCCAGAGCACGATGAATGATGTGTTGAACGGCATGAGCGCCGCCAGCGTGGTCAAGGACGCGGTGCCCACATCGCGTATCCTTTTCCCTGCCGTCATCCTCCAAGCCATCGAGGACAAATTGGTTGCCAATTTGGGCATGACTGCCAACGCCTTTGATCAGCTGATCGCTGTTGACGAGTCGATCAATGGGGAACGCTACGAGCAGCCCGTCATCAATATGAACAAGCCGGAATCGGCTCGTGCAATGGGTGTTGGTCAGCTGGCACAACCCGCCTCGATGCTGACGATCACGACGTCCGACAAGGCGTACAAGATCCCCACCTGGAGCATCGGTATGGAGATCAGTGACCAAGCCATGCGGGCCTCGACCCTTGACTTTGTTGCCATGTCCATTGCTCGCCAAGCTGCCGTGGAGCGTAACGAGCGTGCCCAGAACTACCTGCTGGCCCTGCTGCAAGGTGACGTTGACAACGCGGACGGTGCACTGGCCCTGGACAACTCGACGACCTTCGACAGCGCTGCAACAGCGGGTCAGATGACGCACAAGGCGTGGATGAAGTTCTTGATGAAGAACGGCACCAAGCGGACCCTGACGCACATCATCACCGACTTTGACATGGCGATGAAGATCGAGAACCGCACGGGCAAGCCTACGGTGAACCTGGATGATTCGCAGACCTCGCGCATCGACACACAGTTTGCGATCATGAACCCAACTTGGGCTAAGAACCCGAGTCTGTTCTTGGTTGATCAGGCCAGCTGGCCCGCGAACACGATCATGGCAATCGACAAGGCCTGGGCTGTTCGCCGCGTTCGCAACCTGAGCGCTGACTTCAACGGTATCGAGTCCTACGTAATGCGTCGTAGTTCTGCTTTGAGGGTGGATATGGCAGAAAGTGTCAACCGCCTGTACCCAGAGGCTTTTGCAGGCTACTTCCAGCTGTAATTGTTGAACTAAAACAGGCACCGCTTAGGGTGCCTGTTTTCTTTGGTAATTCCTAAAGTGTGATAACGTCACGCGACCCACCAACAAGGATATGTATGGCCACCGCCCCAAAAGTTGAAGACACTCCCGCAAAGACTGAAGCCGTGAAGGTTGTTCGTCTGTTCTCAGTCCACGGTGACATGGTCCACGCGACTGACCTGACCCGGTTCAACACCGAGACGTCGAAGAAGCACGAGCTTGACGCTTGGGTGCAGATCCAGCTCGACGCTGGCAAGCTGAAGATCGACTCGGACGAGTAACCCGAAATGGCACTGACCGAATTCACGACATTCAATGACATACGTGCCGCCCTCGGAGTCACGAGTGACGAATTACAGGACACCACGCTCTCATTGAAGCTGTATGAATTTGGTCTGACCGCCGACCTGGAGAGCGTTGACTTGACGCTCTCCGAACAGTATTCCACCGTGTCTGCGCTACCCTCCCCAAGTGCGGCGCAGACCCGGTTCCTTGAGGCAACGCAGCTGTTCTCCACCTACTCGGTGGCGCGTGCCCTGCTTGGCTCACTGCCCATGTTTGCCTTCAAGGAGGTCACGGACGGCAAGGCCATCGACACCCGCTTTGCGCTTGATCCCTACAAGGAAACGACCAAGCGGGTTGAGGCTCAGTTCGCCCAGACGCAGGAGCGCCTACGGGCGACGCTGGCGGCGTTGACATCGACCACGGTCGAGGTTGTACGGCGCTCGTTCCTGGCTGTGGCATCGCCAACGCGTGACCCTATCCTGGGCACCTGATGAGAATCAAGGAGGCAGCCCGGAGGTTTGACAACACGCCGTGCAGTGACGCCTATTCCGGCAGCCTGTCCTTCATGGGCCAGCTCGCTCTCTACGACGACTCCAAGCGTGACAACGAAGTCGGCGAGCGACGGGTCATCTCGACCTCCCCCGACATCACCCTGCCACTACGCCGCGTGGTGGCCGCTGCGGGCCTGAAATTCATCATCGGCAAGGGCAGCCCTGACACCTACAAGGGCGAGGTCATCCGCATGGGCTACACGGCCCACGAGGCGACCCACCTTGCCAGGGTGCAAACTCTTGGGCAGGCCTGCAGGGACGAAGCTGGCTTCACGGCTTGGGCGGCGACGGCCTGGATCAAGAACGCCTCGGACGGCCAGAACAGCTCCGACCTGACCCCTGAGGTCAACCTGCACTTCGCCCAGGATGAACCCGTCACCCAGAGCATGGTCATCACGATGGGCACTGCCAGATACCTGGCCAGACTTGCCCGTGTCGCCCCCGCAGGGACTTTGATCGTGCTGGCCGACTTGATGCTGGAGCCCAGTATCGACACGGCCTCCCTGACCACAGGCACCTGGGACCCCGTGACCGAAACCATGAGCGGGACCTCAGTGTCGGTGCGGGTTCTCCGCGCTCGCTGGCAATCGCTGTACGAATACCGTAACTCCGAGGCCCCCAAATTTGGGACTTCGGATCTGCAGGTGGTGGTGGCAAAGTCACTTTTGACGGCGCAGCCCGGACAAAAGCTGACCATGTCTGACGGGGCCTGGCTGGTGTCAGCCGTTGCCGACGAGGGTGATGTCTGGATATGCAAGGCCACCCGCCATGCTTGAGCTTGAGAACACCTGGGAGGGCCTGGACGCCGCATTCCTGGAACTTGAGGCAGAGTGCGCTTCAGTGATCCGGGGCCTTACGGTGGAGGCCTGGGGTCGGGTGCTGAACACCACGCCCCAGTTCTACGGCAGGGCGGTGGCGAGCTGGAGCTACAGCCTCGGGTCTCCTGTGTTCGTGGACCGATCCGATGATGTCTGGTTCGGCCAGGACTGGAGGACGGAGGACAACCGCAAGAGCAGGGGCAGCACCGCCGCTATAGGAATTGCCAACAGCTTCAACCTTGGCAAGGACCACGCATTCAAGCTTGGTGACACCGTCTGGTTCGCTAACGGCGTTGACCACGGTGAGGGGCCTTACTCCCAGGCATTGGAAGATGCCACGATTTCTCTGCGCTCCGTCAACCGCCCAGGCCATATGGTCAAGCGAGCCATCGACTACATCCAGGCCAAGTACGGCGAGGATGTCAAACCTTCAAGTGCTGCTCGGCTGAAAGGGCTGACCATTGGCTTCTGATCTCTACTCCAACATCATCAGCTCCATCACGGGTTTGATCTTTCCCTCGGTGAGTGCAGCGTTTCCGTCGATCCCTATCGTGATCAACAACGGGCCTTTCGACCGTGACAACGCTCCACCTTTATGGGTCGAGGTCGAGATCGACTTCATGAACGCGGGCCAAATTGGCCCCTCAGCCATACCCAAAACCCGGCAGCGTGGCTACGTCTACGTGTGCGTCTACGCTCGTGACGGCACTGGCATCAACGCGTCTGCCAACCTGCTTGGGTGGTTTGCCTCCCAGCTTGGCTATGCCCGAATCAACGGAGTGCAATTGCAAGCGCCTGAGGTGTCTAGCGAGGCTCCGGCGAGGGGCTGGCACATGCTTCCGTTGAAGGTTCAGTTTTACGCAGACAGCGCTTAGTGCTACCACTTTCCCCTCGCCTCGTCTACAATCAATTTTGACGCTTTTGAAAAACAGGAACTATCATGCCGGCAATCCTTTCCAGCTCTAACCGTGCCCAACTGGCTTACAAGCTGGAAGGCGTTTACCCCTCGAACTTTGGCTCTGTACAGGCAGGCAACGGCACCTTGTTGGCCATGACCTCTGAGACCTTCGACTTCCAGCTGACGACGAAGTCGTCAGCTGCTATTCGCGCAGACCGGCTGTCGAACGACATCGTCCAAGTGGGCTTCAGCTCTTCGGGCGGCTTCAACGGCGAGCACGTCTACAAGGAGTACGACCCCTTTATCCAGGCCGCCCTGAGCAATGACTACACGGTCTACGGCGCGGCAGGCGTGGGCACGCCGATCACCGCCCTCACGGTGACGTCGGCCACAGTGCTGACAGCAGGCGTAGCACTGACGGGCAACAACGACCTTGTCAACCTGAAGAAGGGCCAGTGGTTCTCCATCAATCCACCAGCGGGCGCAACTGCTTCTGTCAAGGAGTACCTGTACGGCCGCGCTTTCAAGACCTCAACAACAGTGGCCGCATCGTCTACGGTGATCACCCTGGACGCCAGCACCCCCTACAGCACGGCCCTCGGCGGTGCCTCCCTGACCGGTGCCATGATCGGCTCGTCCTACGCCTGGAACGGTGGCCTGGCAAGCGTGCTGAAGACCTACACCATTGAGGTGCAGCACACCGACATCACCCAGTATCGCCAGTACCAGGGCATGGCCCTGTCGAAGATGGACTTGAAGTTCGCTGTTGGCGACATCGTGACCGTGGCCTTCGAGTTCATGGGCAAGAACTTTGTGCTCAAGCAGACATCGGACATCACCACAGGCATGGGTGCCCCGGTAGCCAGTCAGGTCTGGACCCCGGCCAACGCCACCAAGGGCATCTTTGACATCTTCGAGGGCGGCGCGTCGATCAGCGCAGTGACCTTCATTAAGTCGGCTGATGTGTCCTACGACAACACCTTGCGGGGCCAGGACGCAGTTGGCGTAGCAGGCCTTGCCGGTATCGGCGTGGGCTCGCAAGTGATCACGGGCAAGATGGAGCTGTACTTTGCCGAGGCCAGCATCTACAGCAAGTTCATCGCCAACGCCGCTTCTTCGCTGTCCATTCCGGTAGTGGACGACAAGGGCAACGGCTACGTCTACTTCTACCCCCGGATCAAGTACACGACGGCGAAGCTTGCTGTCGGCGGGCAAGACCAGGACAACATGCTGTCCGTTGACTGGACGGCCTTGCCAGAGACTGAGGCCACGTCCCCCTGGTTCGGCAAGTCGGCAGTGATCTTCCGAGTCGGCGCTTAAAACAACGCCCTGGGCTTCGGCCCAGGTTGACATACCCGTAAAACGGGAATTACTACCACCACCCACTGGAGTTTTCATGCTGGACATTTTTGCTGAATATGCAACCGACGAGTCGCTGGAAAACGGCGGCACCTACTTCCCCTTCGGCGGCGGCTCCCGCTTGCTGGTGGCCCGCTCGGGCAACCGTCGTTTTGGCAAGGCGCTGACGGTGCTCGTCAACGAGAACCGTCTGGTGCTGGACCAAGACGATGAGTTGGCCAATGCCAAGAGCAACGAGATCATGGCGTCCGCTATGGCCACGGGTGTGCTGTTGGGCTGGGAGGGCATCAGCTACAAGGGCAAGAGCCTTTCCTACAGCTTTGAAAACGCCAAGATGCTGCTGGCCCACAACGACTTCCGGCGCGAAGTGGTTGCCCTGTCCGAAAACGCCTCGGCCTACAAAGCCAAGTTGGAGTTGGAGCAGGGGGAAGCCTAAGGGCCTACCTGGAGTGGCAGCTGCAATGGGGGACCCAGCAGTACCAGGAACTGTTTAAGCAGATCCTGAAGGACACAGGGTCACCGCACCCTGCAGCAGCCAGAAGACCAGCGCTCAGAGGCGACTGCATCCGTTACTACGATGCTTTCTGCCTACTGGGCGCTAGTCGTATCTGGAGCCAGGTAGGCCCCAACCCGATACCCGTGTCGGAGGTTCTGAACCTTGTAGGGGAGGGGTACGGAATTGAAGACCACGACACACGAATGAAGTATGTGAGGCTGATTCAAAAGCTTGACAGAACCGAAATTGCCTTCTACAGCCGGAAAAGCAAAAAATGACCGCAACCGCAAATCTCAGTATTGGCATCAAGACCGACAAGGCTCGGGGCGACCTGGCCGAACTCAAGAAATTCCTCCAGACTGAGATGCGGTCGATTGTGGTGGGTATAGACCCCACCTCAATTGACAGGTCAATTCACGGCTACCTTAAGCAACGCACGTTCAGAGTCAGTGTCGATACACGGCATATTGCTGCCCAAATTAAATCTGAGGTTAGCGATGCGCTAGGGCACGCCCTTGCTGAAGTCTTCGCCAGGAACCGCACGGTCAAATACAACCACGACCAGCTTGCCGGGGGCATCAAGGCAGCCATTGACAGTAACTTTGGCCGAACCAATAGAAAGCTGGAATGGGACAAAGCAACACTCATCAGTGAGCTGAACTCCGTCTTCTCCAGGGAGCACAAGGTCAACGTGGACGCTGTTCACCTGAAGGCTCAGGTCGAGGCAGCCATGTCGGGTGTGAACCTGCGAGTAGGTGT